CAACTGTAAAATGCCAGCTTGTCGTCGTATCAGGATTTTTCAAATAGCGGGCATGCGCTGCAGCATCTGCTCCTACTGCGGTATTCGCTGTGTTGTGCACCGTAATGTAAAGCGGCGTCATTGCGTAGCCTGGACGGTTATTTGCGCCAACCGGAATAAAGTCTTGAATAATGTTAACCATTTTCATCTCTCCTTATTTCGTCAGATTATTGTCCCTTAACAAGTCGCGCTGTTTTTTCCCTTTTTCTGTTACATAGTTGTTTTTAAACCAAGCGGCAAGTGTCGTTCCAATTGTAAATGCGATGGAACCGGCTGAATAAAGAGCGTCAGCGAGCTGATTGACCTGCTCCTCCTGAATGTCCAATGGTGATTTGCCGAGCATCAGCATGGTCTGGTTGATTAAAGCAATTAAAAGAAGCACCGTCCTGATGACCGTGCCCTTGTCAAACGTGTTCATAAAAATCCCCCTTTAATGCTGCAGCAGGCTGTACATAATGGCGATGGCTCCGCCAATGATGCCTGTAGACACTGCTGTAATGATGGCACCTGTGATGGTGCGTTTAATCCACGTGGTGTTTTCTTCAATTTTGTTTAATTTTTCGTTCAGCGTCATGATTTGCTGGTCTTGCCGGTCAGACACGCGTTCTAATGCGGAAACCCTCTGCTCAAGTGCTTTGTGCTCGCCTTTCATGTCTGCTAAATCCTGCTGAAACACATTCACGTCTGCCTCTTGCTGCATCTCTCACTCCTCCTTCACATGCAGATCACCTCCCTTCCGAGGGCCGAGACTATTATGAAACCGCGGTCCCTTTTACCGAAAGAGTACCGCCGGTGATACTGATAATCTCCATGATGATCTCCTTAAACCCTTTAATATCAAAGGCCCATGCCTCAGCTTTTCCTAATGTACTGGAGGCAGTGGTAGCATCATCAGTTTTCACGCCTCTGATCGGCAGTTTCTGTCCTGACACCGATTTGCCCCAAAATTTGACTTCGCTCATTTCTGCTGTGCCGTAGACTTCAACGAGTAAATGCGCGGCACCGTCAACAGGTAAAGCAGCCCCCTCGCCGGCGGACTCTGCATTTTCATGAAAGACAAAGTCAAATGTTTTGCGAGCCTCGACTTTCAGCCGTCCATCGTGTGTTTGATTCTCCGCAAAGTCAATCTGTAAAGGCGTTTTTTCATTGACACGCACATCCATCTCACCCGCACCGACTGATTGGTATAATACAAACTCAGATTGCTGAAGATTCCCGTTCACATAGCGGAAACGGTAATAGCGTTTAGAAAGATATACCCAGTCCGTCGCTGTCAGGACGCCTGCTGCGACATTAACTGCTGCTGTCGTTGTCCAAACATTGTTGTTGTCGCTTTCTTCTATAAAGAGCGTACCTTCACGATCTGCATACGCCCAGCCCTTCACTTTCGAAATCAGAACTGCGCCAAGCCTGTCCTGCCCGAGCTGACTGTATGCCTCAGTCGCCTTTAAAGCAGCATTTGTTAAAATCTCCGCTACGCCTGACAAATTCGAAACAGGTGTCACAAAATCATTTTTTCCTCCTCGATAGGGCTTTACAGCGCCGGCTTTTCCAGCCATATCGAGAGGAAATTCATATTGATACTTCACCATCTTCATCCTCCTTTGATCTAAAAACAGGCAAAATAAAAAAGCCTTACATGGCTTTACCGGTAATTTCTTTATACTGGTCAGCTGTGATCATCTTTTTGTTCACACCCTCTGCCAGATCCTCAATTGAACAGTCTTTATATGCTAATGCTTGTTTTACCATATCTGCTGTCGCCCACTCATAATAAAGGGCTAGCACCCAATAATTCATTCGGCAAGATCTCCTTTCAAGGAAAGTAATGATAGCTTTATATCTGACAACTCGCTTCCCAAAGTTTTGTTCAGCTCTTCAAGCTGCTTGCGTGCCAGCTTTTCTTGTGACAATTCTTGAGCGAGAAGCTCCACCTGATCAGGCGGCTCGTACGGCGGATTTTTTTGCAGCTCTTCCCACCAGGTTTCGAGTTCTTTTTGTGTTGGGATTGGGGCGCGCAGGTTCCATTTTTCAATGTAAGAACCATTGCCGTCATTGCGCAGCTCAAAATCCTTTCTTGGCACAGCGTCAGGGTATTTGTACATGATTGCGTCGTATAATATCATTTTTGCACCTCCTACCGTGCAGGATAATTTCGGCCGCCAATTTCTGTTATATCAAAATAGTTATACCAGCCTAAACTATCTGTGATATAGCGTTGTGTCTGCCCGTTATATCCGACATATAAATAAATCTCAATATAGTCTCCCTTGTTGACAGATACTGTTGCTGCACCATATATACCTATATTAATGTTTGTATTATCTTCGGGATTCGAAGGGCTTATTCTATAATGCGCGATGTTTTTATATCTACTCCCATTTACATATATAGAAGTTTCATAGTTTGCATATTCTAGATAATTTTCTATATATATACCAGCATTGACTAAATACATTCCGTCATTTGGTGCAATAAAACGGTTGTTTGTAGGGTCGAAGCAATTATGGCTGTCTTTTATTTTCCTATTATAATTAACTTTTTGAGACTCGCCTTTTATTAACAACTGTTTTCCAGTAGTACCAATATTCGCGTGAGCAAATCCAGAAATTTTCTGCCATGCCGTCCATCCTGAATCTGCCCACCAATGGCGGATCCAAGAACCTGTGTTAAAATAGGAGCTAGATTCATTTCCAGTTCCATAAAAATATTGAGAAAATCTATAATTACTGTGTTTTTCATTTTTTACAATTCCATAGGTAAGCGGGTATCCTGTTGTATTATTTGCTCCTATATCCATAAAAGTCAGCCCAGCTGGATACTCATTACCGCTTGTTCTAGCGTCTTGAATTGCATTGGATCCTGTAAGAACTGTTAATTTATTATTCGTATAATTAGAGTCAACATAGTTTTTAGCATCAGCTAATGCTTTATCTGCTTTAGCCTGAGCGCTGGTTTCAGTTTCAACCTTGTTCCATCCTTGCCATGCAACAGTACTTCCATCATAATAATTCGTAAAAACGTTGTTTCTGTAATCGGTAGCTAAGACCCAACCAAACATACCTTTCCCCTCAGTTGATTGGCTAGTCAAATGAAATACTCCTCTTATTGAAAATGGGGATGGAGCGTTTACAGCTTTTCCATGTGCATAAAATGTGCCCATACCTCTACCTTGATCAATTATTTTTTGAAGAATGTCCTCTCCTTCGTTTGCTGCAATGGACACCCCTCCTATATCACTTGTTATTTTAGTAAGCTGAGCTCCATTCCATTTACTTCTCTCAACAGATGTAATGTGTATTGCTGAGTCCTTAGCATGATTAGATACCTTTTCCTCTGCCCCAGCAGTTGTCTCTAATTCAACCCAATCTGACCAGGCTCCTCCTGAGATCGTCTTTCGATACGTTTTATTTGTATTGTCAAAAGCGATAATTTGCCCGTAATTTCCAGTCGCATTAATTGTCCATATGCCCCTGACTGAAGTGCCGGGGCCGTTTAGTGTATTTGGTGCAGAAGCAAAATGAACCAATCCAGTGTTCTGTGGAACAATTTTATGAAAATCATCTGTTTCGCTTAAGTATAGTTTTCCTTGACCGTTGTCTGCAGTAATTTTAAAAAGCTGGCTGTTATTCCACTTGTCTTTTTCTGCTTGTGTGACATGTATGTCTGAAATGTCTGCATGAGCGTTCACTTTTGTTTGAGCGCCCTCTGTCGTCTCCAATTCAACCCAATTTGACCAGATACCGTTTAAGAGAGTTTTACGAAAAGTTTTATTATCATTTGTCACCACAATTACATGACCATTTAATTTGCTGTCGCTGCAAGTCCAAAATCCTCTTCCTGAGCCGCCTGGTGAATTTAGAGGCATGCCAGTATAAGAAAAATAAGTCAATGTAGGATAGTTCAACAGTTCCGTATGGAAATCACTCGTGATATTGAACATAGGCTGTCCATCATCTTTTGTAATCTTAGATAATTGACCTTTGTTCCATTTCTCTCGCTCTTCCTCTGTAACATGCCGCACCTGATCTTGCTCATGCTTGTCAAAATCCTTCTTCGCCGCCTGTTGCACATTGTCCACATTCCCCAGCCCGATTTGCGCCTTTGTTGTGTTGTGGGGGTTGTTCATGTCGTTTTTGTGGGCAGCCATGTCTGTGTGGGCGTCTTTTATGCCTTTTTCCCAGCGGTTGACGTCATCTTCGTTGATGGGGTCGTCCGGAAGCCAGTCTGTTTTTTCTTCGTATGCCATGTTTACACCACCTCAAAAGTAAATCTGAAATCAAGTGTTCTGTTTTCGCTGACGTCCAGGTCAGTCTTTCTCTCTGTGATGATGTTGCCCAGCTCGTCAAAAATTTGTACCGTTTCGATATGCTTAATGTCTTCCTCACGTTTTGTCAGAACGGTGACGGTCGCACCGTCAATGGCGAGCTCTACTATTTCTGTTTTTTGGCCGTTGAGCAGCACGTGATCGATTCTGCTTTTTAGATCAGCCGCTGTACGTTCTCTGTATATGGTTGAAATCAAGTTAAAACCACCTCATTGTTGTTAAGAGTGACAGAATAACCGACCTTGAGTTCACTGGCCGTTCGGTATCTGCGGTGATTCAGGATGACTGTATCTTTGATTTGCAGCGTCTCATTCAATCCGCCTCTGAGCGTATACGCCAAATGAGCGGGTTTCATGTTTTCTATGGCTTCGATCAGCTCATTCATGTGCTGGAGGTCATCAACATTGATATCGACGTTAAATCGGTATTCGCCGGGAAGCAGGCGGACCTGTGCAGACGGTTTTTTCAAGAAACGGTTTACCGCCTGCTCAATGGCCCTGTATGTGATTGGCGGGATGTTCGACATTTTGGAAATGAGCCGCAATCGTCTGATCTCATCAGTGTCGCCTGATTCCCGCGGGACGTTTAAAATTTTTTCCCAGCGGCTGAGTCCCCAAGTCGCCGTCGGTACGAATAACTGATCCGTCAGATCAAATATGCTGTCATTTTGTTTATCAAACTCAGGCGCTTCCGCTTTCAGCAGCTCAGCCATTTCTTTAAGGCTGGTGAGAAACGGCGGCAGATAAGCTGTCATGTCATCTTGTTTGCTCAATAATCTTCACCTGCCCAAGCTTAGGAATTTCCACGTTGCTCAGCACCAGATTTTCAGACGTGCCGTTGATTTGAATATTGGAGTAGTCACTGACTGATGGTGAATTATAGACGATATTGTTAATTTGAGAAAGGCGGATAACGTTGTCTTCAAACGCCATTTTTTTAAAGAGGTTTAAAACGCCTTCCTCAATTTCCGACTTCACTTCATCAATTGAGTGATTGATCTCAGGCAGCACTTCGGCAGAAATCTCAACTTCCTTCCAGACCGCGCTTTCCACCGTGACAACGGCTCCGATTGGCGCCTGTCCCTCTCCCTGTCCTGGTTCAGGGTCGATATAATCTTTCACTTTTTGAATTAAAATAGGAGAAGCGGGCTCAAGATTCGCATTGGTGACGACAATTTTGACCGTGCCTTCACCGTTCCAAAGCGGGAAGATCTTTGCCTTTCCCACACCGTCCACTTCCTCAGCCCACTCTTTATAATGCATTTTATTGGCACTGACGGCCTCACGCCGAACCCTTGTAAAATACCGTTCTCGCAAGCTGTCATCTCCCTCTTCCTCGCGCCCCGGAATCAGGATTTCTTTGACAATGGCCGTTTCTAAACCGGGAATGGTATCCAATGACAGTAAATTGCGTCCGGTCAGATTGGCGTTTCCCGCTTCACCAGGTGTTTCACAGATGAGCGTCCCGTCTGCCGTATATTGAAAATAAAGATTATCCACGTAAAAGCGGGAGCCGACAGGAATAGTAACTCCAGATGTAAACTCTCCCGCTCTGACCGCCTTTGTCGCGGCTGTCCGTTCAATTCCCGCTTCCGCTGCACGCCTGTCTAAAAATTCGCCTTGTGCGGTATCAGAAAAAACTAGCTCAAGCACAGTATCCAGCCATATATAAGACTTCGCAAGCTCGGCCGCCGCCGGGGCTAATGCATTATAAATGACGCTGCCTTCTCTTGTGTCAATATCTGCGGAAATGCTGTTCAGCATACGCTCCATAATCGCTTCAAAAGTCTGATCTTCAAACATCTTCGCCAATCACCTCCTCAATCTCAAGCGTTCCTTCATCCGTCTCCACCACGAAGGACACATGAAACGCGTCGCCTTGTTTTTCAATCTCAAAATCTGTTACAGCCGATATCCGGTCATCATAAACCAGCGCCTCTTCTATCAGTCTCGGAATCTCCATCTTTTTATACGCATCAGTCGTCTCATGATCTGTCAGCACGTCCTGAAGCTCGTTTCCGACATTATGGCTGTATATGGAATATGCATAGCGTTCTGTCTGTAAGGCGATATACACGAACTGCCTGATCGCTTCAAGCCCGGTAATCAGCTCATTCGTAATTCTTCCGTTTTCAAAATCTATTTTGTACGTTTGCGAGGTTTCAATGACTTCGCTCTCATCTTCAATATCTTCAAACTCCACTTCTGGTGTCAGGGCCATGATGCCCACTCCTTTTACATGCTAAATAAAAACCCCTTCGTACTGAAGCGGTTTTGTCTATACCTTATC